GTTCGGTCAGTGGACATCCTCGCGGATGGTTCACACTGGTGGTGCGGCATTCGTCGCGCCTTTCGGGGGCGACCGCCCATCACCTTATCGCCGGGAGGCGACAATATGCGTACGCAGAATTACGATGAGCCGGACGGTTCATCGTCTTGGGCCTGGGATCCTCAGGAGCCATTACCGTGCTCTACCCCTTGGGGTGGTGGCACCATAATGGGTACAACGCTTCGGCGTGGTGCCTATGCTGGCGAGGAAACCCCACACTTCCACGAGCGTCTCGCTCGTGGAGAAATCCTACCTTTAAACAACTATTCTAGGTGGGACTATCGGTGGAAGGGTTTACCAGGGTCCGTTAATCTGACGTACGTTGGCAGCTGTGCCGGGGTGACCCACACAGCTGGCGTGTCGGCTGCACGTATAACGAGTGCTCTTTCGAGGCTCGTCTCGCCAGTCGACAATGAGCTACATCCGAATTTGCAGGCCGCCATGGCTGCAGATGATGTAGACAGGGACGCACTATTGATTGCCGCGATGGCAGACATGCTCCCTGACCTCGACGCGTTGACAACAGCGGTTGAGGCTCATAAGACGTTCAAGATGATCAAGAACGTCAGACGTGACGCTTCGCACCTGATTCGTCAGGCTATGCGAGGTGGGTACCATACTGCTAAGGCGGCCGGCGATGCCTGGCTTTCCTGGCGATATGGTTGGCGCATTCTCGGATTTGATATCGAGAACATATCGGAGTTCATTGCGAATCCGATTGCCTACCGGGTAGTGAAAGGCAGTGCCACAGAGACCTCGGTCTCGACTTGGACTGCCAACAGCACAGTACCGGGAGGTGCGTACACGACGACATCAGAGGCGGAATACACCGCGAACGTAAGCATACGGGCTAAGACGATTGGAATCGTCCGCGCCACAACGCTGAATACGTTCTACGACATGCCTCTGACCATATGGGAGACAATCCCGTTTTCTTTTGTTGCTGACTGGTTTGTCAACGTCGGTTCTGTACTCGCAGCTTGGAAGGTTTCACGGAACGTTGATTCGCTCCACACCTCTCTAGGCCGCAAAGTAGAAGCAACCGAAAGACACTCAGTGAACCTGTCCCCAGGGACAGACACTGTTACCTTTCCAGCAGCATCGGGGTCTGCCCAGGGCTTCGGATCCTACATTGCAAGGTCTCGCGACCGCGCTTGGATTCCGAGTTTTATTCCCTCCGTACAGGTTAAGTTAAATTCGGCAAAGATCGCAGATCTAGCCGCTCTTTTAGCGAAGCCTCTTTTATCTCGTTAACTCTAGGAGACGTTACATGGCAAGTTTTGCCACCTCAATCTCGGAGTTCTCTGACAAAGAGAACAATCGCAC